GAAGAATTTTTACAAAAAACTAAAAAACATTACATTAGCAAGTTTAAAACAAAAAAAGAATGAGTTATGGGACGCTGAAGGTGTATTACATAATCAATTATTAAAATTTGACTTACGTCCTTTAAAAAACAATGCCAAAGGAGGCTCTTTTAGAACTAAAGCAGATAAAATGGTCTTTGATATGAAAGATCAATTTATTGTAGTAGATACCGAGGAACTTCATCAGTATTTAAAAGATAATAATACAAAAGTAGTTAATTTAGAACAGTTGATATCCTCCTTAGAGTGGAATATAATACTACCAAAATAATAAAAACCCTATATATTTACTATTATGGCACTTAAAAAAGTAGATTTTGCAGCAGGTTTTAATAAACAAAGCGTACCTTCAGCTCTTCCTGGACAATGGGTAGACGGAGATTTTGTACGTTTTAGATATACAGCACCTGAAAAAATAGGTGGATGGGAACAATTAACTGTTTCTAATGAGACATTACCTGGAGTAGCAAGAGCTCAATTATCTTTTACTAGTTTAAAAGGAGAAAAATATTCGGTCATTGGAACATCACAAGGTTTATTTTTATACTATGGAGAAAGCTTTTATGACATTACTCCATTAGATACAGCAATTGCAGGAGCAACATTTGATACTAATAATGCTTCTACATCTGTTACAGTAAATAAAACATCTCACAATTTAGCTGCAGGAAGATATATTACTTTTACTAGTGTAACTGCTCCTCCAGGATCAGGTTATGTAGATGCAGATTTTACAACAGGAGCATTTGAAATAGTACAGGTTAATGATGCAAATAGTTTTAATATTGTAATGAGAACTAATGCTTCTGCAGATACAACTGGAACAGGGTCTGCAACTATTAATCCTTACGTTGAAATTGGACCTACGTTTCAGACAAAAGGATATGGATGGGGAACTTATTTATGGGGGGATTCAACCTGGGGCACTGAACGATCTACAAGTAATGTAATTTTAGATCCCGGTAACTGGTCTTTAGATAATTTTGGTGAAGTATTGGTTGCAACTATATTTAATGGTAAAACATTTACTTGGGATGCTGGAGCGACTAATCCAAGAGCTGTAAGAGCTTCAACATCAACATCAGGATTTTCTACTTCTGCTAACCCTACCGCAACTCGATTTACATTAGTTTCAGATCGAGACAGACACTTATTTCATTTTGGAACAGAGACTACTATTGGTAATTCTTTAACTCAAGACCCCATGTTTGTAAGATTTTCTAATCAAGAAGATTTAAATACTTATTTACCTACTGCTACAAACACTGCAGGTACTTTTAGATTGGATACAGGAAATAAAATTACAGCAGCTTTACAAGGTAAAGATTATGTTTTTGTGCTAACAGATTCAGCTGCTTATGTTATTCAATTTGTTGGCCCACCTTTTACATTTAGTGTCAGACAAGTTGGAACTAATTGTGGCTGTATTGCCCAACATGCAGCAAGTTATGTTAATGGTGCAGTTTATTGGATGTCTAATGAAGGTGGGTTTTTTATGTATGATGGTACGGTTAAAGCACTTCCTTGTTTAGTTGAAGATTTCGTGTTTACAGTTCAAAATGGAAATTTAGGTCTTAATTATCAGTCTGCTGCTACTGTTTATTCTGAGCCTAATTCTTTATATACAGAAGTAAATTGGTTTTATCCTAAATCAGGATCTGAACAAATTGACAGGTGTGTGACGTACAATTATCAAGAAAACGCATGGACTACTTCGTCCCTTGCTCGTAGCACTTATCAAGATCAAGGTGTTTTTGAAAAACCTTACGCAACCGAATATAATACTACAAGCACTCCAGTTTTTTCACCAATTAGCGGTATTACAAATAAATACGGAGCATCCATATATTATGCTCATGAAATAGGAAATGATCAGGTCAATAGTTCAGGTACAACTTCAATTAATGCTTTTATAAGATCTGGAGATTTTGACATTGATGATGGTGAATTGTTTATGTCTATGAGAAGATTTATGCCTGATTATAAATTTTTAGTAGGTAACTCTAAAGTAACTTTATTTATATCCGATTATCCATCGGACACTCAAACAGGTTCTCCTTTAGGTCCCTTTACAATAACAGCCACTACTGATAAAGTAGACACTAGAGCTCGAGGAAGATTACTATCGTTGAAAATTGAAAACGATGCTGCAGGTGAAACTTGGCGTTATGGTAGTTTTAGAATGGATGCTCAACCAGATGGAAGAAGATAATGGCTAAATTAACTAATTACATACCAGAACCGAGACAAGAATATGATGTTGAAAATCAAAGACAAATTATCGAGTCTATGACAACAATGAAACAACAACTTAATTTTTCTTTTCAAGAAGATTTAAAAAACGAACAAGATACTTTTAATTATTTTTTATCATGACAATACAATATAAAAACGAAACATTTAATTTAACAACTACTAATTTAACTACAGTTCTAACTATATCTGTATCTGCGGTAGCAATTGTAAAAACGGTTCAAACAGTTCACGATACTGCTAGTGCAGTAGACACAGATTTATTTTTAAAAAAATCAGGGGGCAGTGATGTTATTATTGGTCATGAGGATTTAAATAAAGAGACTGTTAATATGTTAAAGAATACCTTGAATTTAGAAGCAGGAGATGTTATAAAGATGCAAGCAGGGACAGCAAATGAAATAACAGGTGTTGTCAGTTATGCGCTTATAAACAGAGAGAATGAAAATGGATAATATAGTAAAAATAAATTGTACGACTATAACAACTTATAGAAATACAAAAACTGGTGAAACTTCTATAGAAAAATTAGAAGGACCCGATGTTGTGTCCGATGTTACAGTTCAAGTTTCTCCCAAAGGATTAGATTTAATGCAGAAAGTTATGAATAAACAAAATGAAAATACGAAACCCAAGTCCTAAAGGGGGCACCGAACTACAACTTGGATTTTTAACTAAGTACGTAGATAAAAATTTATTAGATCAAGTGCAGATTTGCACTAGTGTTCCTGGTAAAATACCTATAGATCCAAAAAAAGTAAACATTCTTTGGCAAAAAAATTCTTACGATCAACCTAATTTATATCCCTGGTTTAAAAATAAAGCTAATCATAACATATATGACTGGTACGTTTTTAATTCACATTGGAATCATGAAAAATTTAGAATGATGTTTGGACTACCCGACCAAAAATGTATTGTTATTAAAAATGGTATTGAAAAAATAGAAAAAGCTAAACCCTACGAAGAAGGTCAGCCTATTAAAATTATACATCAAAATACTCCGTGGAGAGGATTAAGTGTATTATTAGGTGCTATGCAATTAGTTAAGAATCCATTAATTAGTTTAGATGTTTATTCTTCTTGTGAAGTTTATGGAAAAACTTTTTACGAAGCTAACGACCACAATTACAAAGCTTTGTATGAACAAGCAGAACAGCTACCAAATGTAAACTACATTGGTTACAGACCAAACGAATACATTAGGGAAAATATAAAAAATTATAATATGTATGTTTACCCGAGTATCTTTGAAGAAACCTCATGCATATCTTTATTAGAATCTATGGCAGCGGGATTATATTGTATTACTACTAATTATGGAGCTCTTTTTGAAACAGGTGCTGAATTCCCTATGTATATACCGTATGATAAAGAGTATAAAAGATTGGCTGAAAAATTTGCTTATGGCATAGAAGCAGCAGCTAAAAGTTTACATGAACCTACTATTCACAATCATTTAACTACACAGTCAGGTTATACTCATTTGTATTACGGATGGCCTAAACAAGCTTCTTCGTGGACTAGATTTTTACAAGGAGCAATTAATGCAAAAAAGTAATACGCCCTCGGGCAAAAACAATGAACCCATCTGGTTTACTAAAGACAGTACGACTAAAACCATAGTTTCTAATAAAGATACTTATCAAACTATTAAAACTAACAAAGTTGAAGGAGGGGTAACAGAAATAAACTTAGGCTCTACTTCACCTTATAAAATAATGGTATGCACTCCTTGTCATAGTGATGTTAGCATGCATTACTGTCAAGCTGTGTTAAAGTTTCAACAAGAATGTTGGCAAAAGAAAATACAAGTTAGTTTTACTTTACTTAAGTCTTCTTTGGTTACACAAGGTAGAAATTTATGTGTAGCTGAAATGTTGAGCCATGAAGATAATTATACTCATTTATTATTTATAGACTCCGATATTGATTTTAATGGGTCCACTATATTTAAAATGTTAGACTTGGATAAAGATGTTATTTCTTGTCCTTACCCCATGAAAATGTTGAGTTGGGATAAAATATGGAGAAGGTATCATGAAAAAGTAGATGCTGTTAAAACAGCAGATGATTTAGCTAAATCCGGGTATA